CAAGCCCCCCGAAGAGCAAGATTCCCCATTTCATCTCGAAACTGAAAGTCCATTCGTTCACCGATCCCGAAAAGGAAACCATAGCAGAAATCCTGAGATACGTGAATGATCTGGAACACAGCAGGAGATAAATAGATTTCAACACACAAAAGACAAGACACAACAAAAGTGAACCGAGAGGTTTGTTTAATGTGCAGCCCCTTGCGAGGGACAACTAATCAAAGAACACCGAGTAGGTCTTTTTGTTTTATTGAATGAGTGAGTTGTTAATAACCCAAATATAAACAACAAAACATAATAAAACACAGAAAGGACATATTAAATTATGGCTAATGGAGATACAAGCCCATCAAGATTGGGTCAGATAAATGCTTCAGGTGATGCAAATGCGTTATTCCTAAAAGTATTTTCTAACGAGATCCTCACAACTTTTGATGAGGTAAACATAATGAAAGACTTGCATACAGTCAGGTCTATATCATCAGGTAAAAGCGCACAGTTCCCAGTTAGTGGAGTAGCAAGTGCTAAGTACCATACACCAGGTCAGGACATTCTTGATGCTGGCAATAGTTACCTCAGTGCAATCAAGCACAATGAGAAAATCATTAACATTGACGATATGTTAGTGAGTTCAACTTTCATCGCCAATATTGATGAAGTTAAGAACCACTACTCAGTTCGTTCAATCTATGCAAAAGAGATCGGAAAGGCACTTGCCAAGCGATTTGACCTTGCAGTGATGAAGACTTGGGTAGCTGCTGCTAGAACAAGTACACCTAACGTAACTGGTGGTAACGCAGGAACATCTGTAAACACTGGCAATGGTCTTGACACTGCTGCTGAAATCATTGATGCACTTTTCGGAATGGCTCAAAGCCTTGACGAGAAGGACGTACCAAATGATGGACAGCGTTTTGCAGTTCTTACACCAGCACAGTACTACAAGTTACTTACATCTGATAACATCGCAGTCAATCGTGACGTAGATGGTATTGGTTCTGTAAGTAAAGGTACAGTGCCGATGGTAGCAGGAATTAAGATATTCAAGTCACAGCACCTTGCGGATCTTCAAGCTCTTGGAGCAGAAGCTAACCAAGATCAGGACGATGACAACGCATCTAACGATGTGTTCGGTGGAAACGGAACAGGCTACAACGGAGACATTTCCGATACAGGTCTGATCGGTGGCCATCCACAGGCGGTAGGTACTGTTAAGCTTCTCGATCTTGCGACCGAGGAAGACTACTCAGTAGCTCACCAGGGAACCTTGTTCGTGGCAAAGTATGCCCTTGGACATGGTATTCTTAGACCAGAGTGCGCTGTCGAGTACAGACTGTAGTAGAATAATCTACATATAATCATACACAGAGGATTGGGTGGGAGTCGTAATATGGCTCCTGCCCTTTTCTTTTACATAAACAAACAACTCATTAATTTTACATGGCAACACTTACATCGCAGCTAGAGGCTGTTAACACTATGTTGGGATACATAGGAGAAGCTCCAGTCAACAGCATAAGTAACACTTCTGAGCTTCCAGTGTCGGCTGCTAACGCTGTATCAATCCTTGATGAAGTTTCAAGAGAGGTGCAGAGTGAAGGTTGGCATTTTAATACTGTTAAAGACTACGTTCTTTCTCCAACAAACAACTCAATCACTCTACCTAATAATACACTACAGGTAGACCATGATGGCACTGAGGATGTTGACCTAGTGCAACGAGGGCTTTCTCTATTTGACAGAAAGAACCAGACAACTACTTTCACAAACGACATAAAGGTGACTATAACATTTCTGTTGGACTGGGATGATTTACCAGAACAAGCAAGAAGATACATAGCACTAAAAGCTGCAAGATCCCTACAGTCACGATTGGTTGGCTCTAGAGAACTTGAAGCTCTCATAATAAGAGATGAATTTGCAGCAAAAGCTAATCTGGAAAGAGCAGATAGTTCCAATGCTGACAGAACAATTTTTGATAACTTCGATGCCGTCACTAGAATAGGTATCAATAGAAACTACGATTTATATTAATAATAAAATGGCTTTGATAAATACTTCACTTCCAAACCTTGTCCAGGGTGTTAGTCAACAACCAGACACGCTCAGATTTGATGGACAATGTGAAGATCAGATAAACGCTTTGTCTTCGGTAGCTGATGGATTGAAGAAGAGGCCCAATACAAGGTATCTAACACAGCTTGTAAGTTCTGCTATTGAAGATGATGCTTTTGTACATTTTATCAACAGAGACAAGCAAGAGCGTTATGTTCTGATTATTAACAGCAATGTTGCACAGGTATATGACATCTTGAACTTTGCTTCAGTTACACTTACAGGAACAGTAAGTTTTACTAGTGGACATTACCTTCACCTAGCGAACAATCTAAAGCCTAGAGAATCTTATAAAGCTCTTACAGTTGGTGATACGACTTTTATCCTAAACACAACAGTTGATATAGACAGAGCTTCTACCAAGAGTGCTATTATAGCAGCCGATAACAAAGCAATAGTATTTATAAAGCAAGCAGATTACGCAACCGAATACACTGTAGAAGTGACAGATGACGGGGGAACTACGTACAAAGCAACTTATGTTTCTGGTCAACAACCAACTAATAAAATAAAAGACTCACGCCTTCGGTCTGGAGTAATCGCTGCAAAGCTCAACACTGAATTAGGACAAGCAATAAGTGGTTCTATATTTTCTGTTTCTACTCCTTCATCTTTACAAGCTGCTCATGCTCGTACAGAAGTATTCTTTGAAGATGAAAGCGGAAATGACGCAGATCCCGATGGTATAGATGACTTTGGAAGACCAGACAACTTCTTTACCATATCCTCTAGCTCTTCTTCTCCTTTTAAGATAAGAGTATCTGACAGTAAATCTGGAACAGCACTTGGAGTAGCTTACAAGGAAGTTGATGCTATCTCTGACTTACCAAAGGTAGCTCCAAACAATTTTAGAATAAAGGTACGAGGATCTGTTGATGACAACGAGGACGATTACTACGTAAAGTTTGAAACAAACGACGGGTCAGCAATAGGTGATGGAGGTTACTTTGAAGACGTTGGATTTGATGAGTTCATACAACTAGACGCAGATACACTTCCATTTAAACTTGTCAACACATCAGTAAATAATTTTAATTTAGCAGCGTGTTCTTGGACAACCAAACAAGCAGGAGATGACAACACGAACCCCTTCCCTTCTTTCTTCAATGTATCATCGGGAAACAATGGAGACAGAAAGATCTCTGACATATTCTTCTACAAGAACCGACTAGGCTTTCTTTCAGAAGGCAGTGTTATTCTGTCAGAAGCAGGAGAGTACTTTAACTTCTTCAGAACCACTGTAAGAACCTTATTGGACTCAGACCCCATCGATGTCAACGTAGCCAGTACTAGAGTTACTAAGCTAAAGTCAGCAGTAGGATTCCAAGAGAACCTTATACTCTTTGGAGAGCGTGGTCAGTTTGTTCTTAGAGGAGGAGATCTACTCACTCCCAAAACAGTTTCAATAACACCTGTTACAAACTACGAGACTAATACAAGTACTCCACCTCTTGAGCTTGGTAGCTACATCTACTTTCCGTTTACCAGAGGAAGTTTCTCAGGAGTGCGTGAGTTCAACATAAATGCAAACACAGACACTTACGACTCCGTTGAGATAACAGCACACGTACCTCAATACATCCCATCAAACATCATGGACATGGCAGGATCTACTACAGAGAACTGCATTTGTGTTGTGAGTGAGTCTGATAATAAAAGCATGTATGTCTACAAGTACTACTGGGAGGGCGCACAGAAGATACTAGCAAGTTGGAGTAAGTTTACCTTCCCCTTCTCTGTTGTAGGCTTTGAATTTATTGAAAGTGATCTTTACATTATAGCAACCAAGAGCAATAAGACTGAGTTACTTGTAATGCCTATGGAAGAGAAGCTTGTGGACACTGGTACAAGTTTTAACACCTATCTTGATTTAAGACAACAAGCTACTATTGCAAACGGACAAATCACTCTCTCATTCACTCCAGAAAGTGATGATGAAATACAAGTATACACAAGAGAAGCTGGTAGCACTAAAGCAGGAGCTTTGATACCTTGTACTGTTAACGGAACCACTGTTACAGTAGACGCTAGTCATAACAACACCCCAGTGTGGGTAGGTGTTAAATACACCATGAGTTACACCTTCAGTGAGCAGATGTTCAAGCAACGTGCTAACCAAAGAAAGAGTCCATCAGGATACCAAAGGCACTTCCTAAAAGGAGGCACTTTATTCTTTGATGACACTGCAAGCTTCAAAGTAGAAGTCACACCAAAGGCCAGACAGACATATAACAATGTATTCTCTAGCAATATTGTTGGAAGTACTGTTGTAGGAACGCTTCCTATCGAGTCTGGTTCATTTAGTTTCCCCATCATGTCTTCAGCAAAAGACACTACAATAAAAATAGTAAACGATTCAGCGTTGCCTGGTAACTTCCAGTCAGCAGAGTTTGAGTCATTTATCCACACTAGAAGTAGGCGTGTTTGATCAATCAGTAATTAAGTATCCATCGCTTGAGATTGTTGAAGCACATCCAGATCACGCTGATTACCTTGCACCAAAGCTTCGTGCAGGAGACAACATGGAATGCATGTGCATGGGAAGGAAACCCATAGATGCTCTTCACGATGCCTTCAAGTATGACTTGGCTACCTTAACAGTCCTTAACAACAAAGGAAAACCAATCGGAATGTTTGGTGTTGGTGAAGGAGACATGTTCCCTTACCTATGGATGCTTGGGACTGATGAGATATCCAAGAGATACAAGAAAGAATTTGTGAAGTACTCAAAGACTTGGGTTAATGAGTTGTTGAAACTAGTGGGAGGAATGGCAGGAAACTTTGTCTATAAATACAACAGACCAGCAGTGCGTTGGCTTCGTTGGGTTGGAGCAGAGTTCCTAGAAGAAGTCGAGTTCAACAAAGAACCTTTTTACAATTTTATATTAATTAACAATAACGAAGAAGAAAAATAATAATTTATGTGTACACCTTTAGCAGCAGTAGCAATCGGGGCTGCTCAAACGGCTACCTCGATTATAGGCCAAAGACAGCAAGCAGAAATGCAGCAACAAGCCCAAGCAACGGCTTCAGTCCAAGAACGTCAAAGATATCTGGCAGAAGTATCTGCAATGCGAACCCAACAGCAACAAGAGATGGTTGCAAGAGCGCAGAGGATACAGGAGGCATCTAAGAGAGCTATGGAAGCTAGAGCAAGAGCCACAGTTGCAGCAGGAGAGTCTGGGGTATCTGGGCTAAGTGTTCAAGCACTTTTAGGAGACTTTTCTAGACAAGAAGCTCAATACAATTTTTCAGAACAGCAACAGGCAGAGATGGTTGATGTTAACAGGCAGATTCAATTAAAGGAAGCAGGAATAGGATTTAACAGAAACATGCTTCGCATTAACAGACCGATAGAACAACCTGATTATATTGGCTCTGTATTTGGAGGGATACAAACAGGACTTAGTAACTACAGCGTAATGAAGAACGCAGGACTCATTAAATAAAATTATATGGCAACAAGACCTCAGACAAACTTAGATCTAAATCAAGTAAGCTTACAGCCCACAGTTAGAGGTGCAGGACGAAACCAAGTGTTTGCTGCTCCTTTACCAAGATTAACTCAAGCACAAGTTTTAGCAAAAAACCTCGCTCAGTTCAGTACAGTTCTTGGACAGTTTAGTAACGTTCAACAACAAAGAGCAGAAATTGACGCATTAACTAAAGTTAGTAATGAAGAAGTAAAAGCTCAGATGGCAGGAGCAGAAGGTAAAGAAATGGGCCTCTTAGACAAGATAGGTTATGAGAAGAAATACAACGAAACACTTTACAGTAGAGGGTTTGAATTAACTGTAAAACCTTTGTTTTCAAAGTTATCCTCTGACATAGAAAAACAAGGAGTAGAAAGACTGGCTGATCGTGGGTTGTTTGATGAGTATATTAACAGTGGCCTTAAAAACATTGACCAACAGATAAGAGAAAACATTAAAGATAAGCCCTTCATGGCTGACATTCATAATGCAATGTGGTCCAAAGCAAGTGCTGACTTTTATACACAAGAATCAGAAACTTATGATAAGAGGAGAGATGCTTATCTGACCGACGCAACATTTGATGTTTTCACAAGAAACTTTCCAGATCCCATACCAAATGATGAACAGGCGACTTTTACTCAGATGCAAACTTACTTTGATAGCTTTGACAAAGTATTTCAAAGCCAAGGGATTTCAAACAGTAAGATAAAATCCCTGTTCATTGACATGACAAGTAGCAGGATAGAAGCACTAGCAATGGATGAAAGACATAATGAGGCTAGACTTCTAATTGATACGTTACAAAAAACAAAAGTAAATAAAACACCTCTGTTTAATGACAAAGTTACTTCTTTGAAAATTGAAAAGCTTCAAAGATTTGTCAATGACGAAGAGGACAGAATGTTAGCAAAGAACTCGAAGTTAAATAACAAAGTTGTAGAGAACATTTTTGACACTGAGATAAGACCTAAACTTAGGACAATAAAACCACAAGATCCTCAAGCTGTCTTCAACGTATTTCCTGGTATTGATGTTGTACCAGAAACAGATTTTGTAAACCCAAAGATAAGAGAACTAGGAAGAATAAGAAACCTTGATGATGGTGAATTAGCAAAAACATATCAAAGATTAGCAGGTAATCCAAAACTTATCGAAGATTTTAGAGAATACTTAAACGACGAAAAGATAAGACTAAGCCAACAAGAAGAAGCTGACATTGAAGGACTAACTCAAGACTCAAATGTTGGGATAGCTTTGAAGGCTGTTATGCCAAACGAGGTTAGTTTAGGAGACTTTGAAAACGAAGAAGGCTTCAAGAAATATAAGTCGTTAATTACAAAATTTCAACGTGAAATAGACGATCCTCTTAGTGTTGATTACATTTTCAATGACCCAGAAATATATCAAACTAGAAGAAAACTTTTCGCTGAAGCTAATCAAAAATTTGATAGTGAAATGCGTTCAAAAGCAAGAGAGCTAGTATTTGAAGATGATGATAATTTAGGAGATTCAGGAAGAGAAAACTTTTTAAAAGAGTATGCTCCAAAAATAGCTGAAAAATTACAACAAGAAGCTCGAACCAAGTTTATAGATTACCTGAATGAAGAACAATTTCTTAAAAGAGATTCCGCAAATCAAACAAACCAATCGCAACTAAATCCCAGACTTACACCAGAGGAACAACAAGACATAGCAATTGGAAGTATAACAGAAGAAGAGCTTATCGAAAATAAAGACAGGGAACTTCTATCAAGAAAGGATACTTTTCCAAACGATGGTAACAACAAGCCTGATGTTAGCCTAGAAAGCAACTTTGGAATTGCCGATAACGATGAAACATTTTTGGGAGGTCTTTTTGACGTTAATTATGAGCAATCCGACTTAGATAATTACAACACTAAATTTAATAATGTAAGGAAAGAAGGGCTGTTCAGAGATGATAAAGAAAAGGTAGATGAGTTCTTTACTAATTTAAAAATAATACGGAGTAAAATAGATTACGCTCCTTCTTATTTAAAAACCATAAGAGAAGGTACTGTAGTTTCTCCTCTTATAGGTGGATACCCTGGAACCCTTGGGGCTGTTGACGCAACTGAGGAAGCTTCTGGTGAAATAATGACTGAAAGAAGAAGACAAATGGGAAGGTTAATACTTACCTCTGGGCTTACAGAAGAAGAAGCAAGACAAGGTATAGCAAGATTTGAAGGAGACGATGTTGGTTATCCTGTAGATAATCTTATAAGAGTTAGCTACGACAAGATGCCTATACTTACATTGAATACGATAGCAAACTTCAACGAAAATATTATAGACGCAGTAAACACTGTAGAAGAAATTATTAAGAAAAACGATATACCTGTTACACCAAGAGAGTTTGTAGACGCACAAGAAAAGATAATTAACGCTTACACTTTACCCGAACAAGAATAAAACAACTCACTCAATCAATCACTAATAATTAAAATTTATGGCATTTTCAGATCTATATAAAAAAGGAGCATCAGCTTTTGCTAGCGAAACTGTTAATCCTAGAGCTATAGGAAACAAAGCTGGCTCTGGGGTTACACAGGCAAGTCAAAGCACTCCTAGTCCTGTTCCTCAAATGCAAGAAGGACAACAGGAAACAGAAGAAGGTTTAACTTTACTTGAGACTGTTGGAGATGTTGCACTTGCTCCTATTAGGGGTGCTTTCGAGGCTTTTGAAAGTGCTGCTAATGTTCTACCAGGAGTAGACGTTACATTAAATCCTCTTGGCGATAGTAAGAGTACTGTTGGAGGATTTGTAGAAGGAATGTCTCAGTTTATTGTTGGATTTATTCCTGGGTTAAAAGTCGCTAAAGGTGTTGGATACTTAGGCAAAGCTGCAAAAGGTAAGTTCATTACTAAGTTTATGAAGGGCAGTAAGACCGATAAACATTACCAGTCAACTCTAGCAACTAGAAAAGCTATGGCTGAAAAGGATACTAAAACAAGCTTTGGTAGAATAGTTGGAGCTTCAGCTTTCTCTGACTTTGTAGCCTTTGAAGGACAGGAGGCGAGACTTAGTGACCTTGTTCAAGACACAAGATTAGCCAACCCTCTTACAGAATTCTTACAGTACGAAGGAAACGAAGGAGACTCTGAGTACGTTGGAAGATTTAAAAACCTAATGGAAGGAGCAGTTATTGAAGGGATTACTGGAGGTTTGCTGTTTGGATTTGGACTAGGTGTTAAAGGGCTAAAAGCTTATAGAGATGCTTTGGCTAAAGGTAAGACTCCAAAAGAAGCAGAAAAGGCTGGAGCAGACGCAATGAACAAGCCTGATGAAACTCTTGATAATATTAAAACAGAGGAAGAAGAACCTTCGTTAGGAAATGAAATACCAAACGATCCTGATGATGTTTTCATTACTCCGCAAGAAAAGCTAGCACAAGAGGCTGAAGAATTTGGCATAGATCCTAGAAGAAAAGACGGAAAACTAAAAGCTGTAACAACACTCAAAAGAGCAATAGCTAGAGCAAAAGGAGAGAACTTACCCAAACTGAAAAAGGCAAAGATAGCAAGCGATAAAGAACTATCTGAACCTATGTACTTAGATGTTGATAATAAAACGTATCAACAAACAAAGAAAGACACTGCTGATGCATACAAGAAAATAAAACCAGGTAAAATTGAAACTGGAGGAGCTAGAGCAATTCTTAGTAGTCTTCTTAGAAGAACAGAAAATGCTTTTGAGATGCAAGCTATTATGGATGATTGGACTTTAAGATCAGACCTTAATAAAGAAAAAATAGAAATATCTGCAAAAAAATTCAAAGAGATAGAACGAGAAATAGATTTTGTCAGCGGAGACATGACAGGGCAAGCAAAAGACTCTATTGAAGCAATCCTTAAAGGTGAAGATGATTTTGGTTTCCACGAACAATGGTTGAGACAGAATGCTGCTAGCCACCAAGTAATGAGAGAAGCAGGAGAGATTGCTGTAGGTTCTGCGAAGAAATGGGTGGATGCAGGAGCAAAGATTACAGATGGAGATGCCTACAGAGAATTTATAGATAGCATGACTCTTTATGAGTTAGCTGTAGATGTAAATGCACAGCGAGCAAGAAGAGATTCAATGTCCTTGCTTCAAAGAAAATATTTAAAAAACGCATTTAAAGATGATAAATACAAAAACAAAACTATAAAGTCTTTAGATGATAAAATGGACGATCTTGACTACACAAAGTTTTTGTATGAGAGAGTTGGTTCTAAAGACCCAGTAAAACTTGCAAGACAAATGGCAGCAGTAGGATCTTTTGACGATCTAGCTAACCTTAGAAGGGCTGCTGATTTAGCACAAAAGACATCTGGTAGAAGACTATTAGACATAACTCAAGAGTATTGGATCAACAGTATTCTCAGTGGCCCTGCAACACAGGTCGTTAACGTAATAGGTAACGCCTTGACTGGGGCTATGCTTTCAGCAGAAAGAGGATTGGGTGCAGCATTCAGCGGAAACACTGAGCTTCTTAAAGCTACTTTCAATCTTACTTACACTATCGAGTCATTTAAAGAAGCAGTAAACGCTGCTGTATTATCACTAAAAAATGATGATCCAGTTCTTATAAGTGGAAGCAAACAATTTAACGAGTCAAGCGGTCAAGGAGACGTAGCTATTTCAGCGAGTAATATAGGAAAAGCTTTACCTGGAAAACCTACAATACCAGATAGTAGTACTTTAGGTACAGGTATAAATACTATAGGAAAGGTAACAAGGTTTCCGTCAAGGTTGCTAACATCATTTGATGAGTTCTTCAAAAACCTAGCATACAGGAAAGAAATAAGAACTGAACTCGCAATGGAAGCTTATGAAAAGATTCGTAAGGGAGAAGGCTCTAACAAGTCAGCAGGAGAACTTCTAGATGTGAATGATGAAATTCAATCTGTTGGCAGAGAAATGGATGAAGTCGCAAAGTATGTAGAGAAAAACTTAAACAGTTACATCACTGCATCAGGTCGTTATATGAGTGAACAAGGTTTACTGTTGAGCGCAAAACAAGCAGCGGAAAAAGCTGGTAAAACTTTTGGTAAAGGCCAAGAAAAGTTTATAAGAGACTATATGCGTAAAGCAGAAAACAAGTTTAATAAAAATGCTACAATTCTAGACAAAGTGTACGCTCGATCTGAAAAAGCCAGGCAAAGAGCAGAGACAGCTACATTTACAAATAAAATAGAAAATGCATCTATAGTTGAGCCTATATCAAGATTACTTACAAAACACCCAGTTCTAAAGTTTGTTGTACCTTTCCTTAGAACTCCTGCCAATATTCTTAAATTTGGATTTGATAGATCACCCTTTGGCTTACTTAAAAACGTAAGTAAAGAATACAGAAGAAAATACTTTGAGGGAACTGATATAGAAAAAGCAGACGCATTAGGTCAACTCTCATTGGGAACATTAACTACAGCAGCAACTCTTTTATATCTCAACTCAGGCAGTCAAGCAATTACAGGAGGTGGTCCAAGAAACAGACAGGAAAGAGATGCCCTAAGAGAAACTGGATGGCAACCTTATTCCATAAAAGTTGGAGATACTTACTACAGTTATCAGCGTCTTGATCCTGTAGCAACAATGATGCAAATGGCAGCAGACTACAGAGACTATCTTATATATGAAGTAAAAGATGATGACGATAGAGGTGCTTTTGAACTATTTTCAGCAATGACTTTAGTTTATGCCGTAAACTTAACAGATAAAACTTTCTTACAGGGTGTTAACAATATGCTCAATGTAATGAGAGATCCTGAATATTATGGTCCTAAATTATTTAAAGATGTAAGTTCAGGACTTGTACCTAACCTTATAAACCAAGCAAGAAATACTAAATCTGAAATTATTGTTAAAGAAGCAAAAAGCTTTAGCGATACGCTTACAAAAAGAGTTCCAGGCTTAGATAAAAAAGTAGCACCTAAAAGAAATATATTAGGAGAAGAAGTTTATAGAGCAAATCCAACAGGGGTGCTAGGATTAGTAAATCCATTTTATGTATCTCCTGATAAAAAAGATCTAGTCTTTAACGAAATAGCTAAAACTAGACAAGGTTATAAACTACCTCCCAAATATTTATTTGGTATAAGAGATATAAACCTTGAAGAAGTTGAATCAAGCGTAGGTAAATACGATGTATATGACAGACTTCAAGAACTCACTGGTACAGTTAAAATCAGCGATAAAACTCTTAGGCAGTATTTAAAAGAAGTTATGAGTTCTAAAGAATACAAAAATATTCCTAACCTAAGTGTATTTGAGACTACAGGAGAAAAATCTCCTAAGATAGACATAATCAACAACATTATCAGAGCTTACAGAAGCAAAGCACAAGAACAAGTTTTACAAGAAAACCCAGAGCTTTTGGAGCGTTACAAAGCAGCTATTCAGAAAGGAAACGAAGCATTTACTACACCTCAATCTTAAAACAAATTAACAACTCACAAAAACAATCAATTACTTATGCCAAATACATACATTGAATATTCCGAACTAGGAACAGGAACAAATCAAAGAGGTCAAAACCAATTTAGTTACGCAAACATAGAAGTACTCAACGCAAACGATATTAAGTGCAAAGGGTTGCTCATGAACGCATGGACTGATGTGCCTCTTGCTAGTCAAGGATCTTTGGACAGTTCCGCTAATAAAAAAATTACCCTTACTGCTTCAGATGCCCTACAGTACACAAAGATACGAGTCTATCGACAGACAACTTCAAACGCACTCGTAGACTTTGTAGATGGCGCAAGGCTGACCGAAAGCGATCTGGATACTGCATACAAGCAAGGACTGTTTGTGGCACAAGAAGTTGCAGAGGATGCAGCAGCTATTGGAACTACGAGTACCAACAACCTGTCACTGAGCGGAACTACAACTGTAGATAACCTGACTGCTACAGGTACAGTAAGTCTCCCTTCAAGCACAAACTTGAGTGTTAATAACCTAACTGCTACTGGAACTGTAAGCATACCAAATTCTAATTTTGCTAAACTGTTTGTAACTAATAGCGCACCTCAAACTTTATCAGCTAACACATTGACTGATGTTGTTCTAAATGATGAAGAAAGAGATAATACAAACTCATTTGCAAACAATACCTTCACACCTCCTGCCAATGGTTATTATTGTATTCAAGGACAAGTTAGAGTTACTTGTACCGATCCTAATGATCTATCCCTTGTAGAATTATTATTAACAAAAAGTGACAGTCCTATAAATGGGACAACTCAAGGACTTTCTGAAAGACATGGCGATTCTTCAGGAGGCGGTGGGTCTAACACAAACATGACTACAGCGTCAGTAAGTACCTTTGCTATTGATTTCTTAACAACAAACCAACCTATTAAGATGCGAGTCAAAGCTAATTCTGGAGCAGGAACTTTAAGCATAAATGCTCAAGACGCAGCTTTTGGAGTCTTTCAACTAGCATAATCCCCACGTACATGAACAATCAATTCACAACGCCCACAGTCGGTGTTTTAGGTCTTTTAGCAAATATAACACTTAACGATGTCAATGAGATATTAGCTATATTAGTTGGTGCTGCTACTCTTGTTTACATGATCTTAAAGATAATATCAGAATTACGTAAAAAGGATAAATAACTACATGGATAACAACGAAAAAGACAGCATGAAGAGAATGTATACTTTACAGGATCTTCTAACAGATGAGTTCATAGAAAGGATAAAACTTGGAGACGCAGAACCTTCTTTACTAAACGCTGCTAGGCAGTACCTTAAAGACAACGGAGTACACTCAGGACTTAAGCAAGACACTAAGATACAAGACCTTGTAAGTATTCTTCCGTTTAAAGAGGAAGAAGAGGAACCCCCTACAAGTAAAGTTAACTAATAAATAACACACCCCAAATATGGAAGAGTTAAAGGACTTCAGAAATTTCCTTTACCTCGTTTGGAAGCACCTCAATCTCCCAGACCCCACAGACATACAATACGAGATTGCTGACTGGATGCAGAATGGCCCTAGAAGGGCTGTTATCCAAGGCTTCCGAGGCGTAGGTAAATCTTGGATATGTTCAGCATACGTTGTACACCAACTACTTCTGGACCCATCAAAAAACATCCTGGTATGCTCTGCCAGTAAAACTAGAGCCGACGATTTCTCCACGTTCACTTTGAGGCTAATCCATGAGATGCCTCTACTAGCCCACTTGATCCCCACAGATAAACAACGATTTTCAAAGATAAGTTTTGATGTTGGCCCTGCACCAGCTAGTCATGCTCCGAGTGTTAAGTCACTAGGCATTACCTCCCAACTAACTGGAAGTAGGGCTGACATCATAGTGGCCGACGATGTGGAGGTTCCAAACAACTCAGCCACGCAAGGCATGAGAGATAAGCTTGGAGAGCAGGTAAAGGAGTTCGAGTCCATATTAAAACCTGATAAGGAATCCAAGATTGTTTTTCTGGGTACGCCTCAATGTGAAGACTCACTCTACAACAAACTGATGGAGAGAGACTACACCGCTTGCATATGGCCCTGCAAGTACATAACTCCCAAAGATAATGAGAAAACTTATTATGGACGAGTTAGCCCACTTTGCGTGTCTGAAGAAAAGAAGAACAAGTCCACAGAACCTATAAGGTTTAGTGAGATAGATCTGGCAGAACGGGAGGTCAGCTACGGAAAAGCTGGCTTTGCTATGCAGTTCATGCTCGATAGTAAACTGTCAGATGTTGATCGCTTCCCCCTTAAGGTCAACGACTTGCTTGTAATGGACATAGACAATGAGGTGGCTCCTGAGAAAGTAGTGTGGGCGCAATCACCAGACCTAGCTTGGACTGGAGATGTCCCTAATGTAGGCTTTAGTGGAGATAGATTCTATAGACCTTTCAAGCAAGTTGGTGACATGGTTGAGTTCACTGGATCAGTGATGTCCATTGACCCATCAGGAAGAGGACGAGATGAAACCTCCTGGGCTATCGTAAAGATGCTCAACGGATACCTATACGTTCCTGATGCAGGAGGAATGCAAGGGGGCTACGGAGAAGATGTCCTCAAGGTGCTTGCAATGAAAGCAAAGACCCATAAGGTCAACTACATCATTGTTGAGAGTAACTTTGGTGATGGTATGTTTAGTGAGTTGTTTAAACCTTTCCTAAACAAAATACACCCCTGCTCGATTGAAGAAGTACGCCACAGCATCCAGAAGGAGAAGAGGATCATTGACACCCTTGAGCCAGTAATGAGTCAGCATAAGCTTGTTATATCACCTGATGTTATCCGACAGGACTTTCAGACTGCTCAGAACTACCCTCTTGAATCCCAACTCAAATACCAACTCATTTATCAAATGTCCAGAATCACTAGGGACAGAGGTGCTATCACCCACGATGACCGATTGGATGCCCTAGCAATGGCAGTGAGCTATTGGTCTGAACAGATGGCACAGGATGCCGAAAAGAAGATAAAGGATCGCAAGGAGGATTTACTAGACCAGGAGTTACAAAAGATGGCTGACAGCTACTTTGGGAACAAGAAGAACCATAGGAATAGCCCTAACTGGCTCTAGGATTAACGAGGTGGGCTTAGAACAATAACTCACTCACTATATACCATTTTTTAACAACGACGATTTGTAGAGGAAATATGAAGGACATTAAAGAAGACCTGTTCAAGGCTCAAGAACACATCAGTAACGCCATTGAACACATCAACGAAATAGAAAAGCTAAAGGAGAAACCCACTGTACCCTTTCCCACCAACAGCATTCCTAGAGAAGACCTAAATGTCGCTATATGCGTAGGACACTCAAGGAAGGGAGATACTGGTGCTGTATCATGTGGAGGAATCAACGAGTGGACCTACAATAAGAAGGTCGCTGAATACCTGAAGTCAGACCTCCAGGAATATGGCATCAGTAGCTTTGTCGTAGATGACTACGGAGGAACCTATGGCTCCTACACATCTGCCATGAACTGGCTCATAAAACACCTAAAGAAAGAAAAAGCATCCATCGCCATAGAACTCCACTTCAATGCCTCAAGCAACTCGAAGGCCAATGGAATGGAAATGCTCTACTGGAATACCTCTAGGATCGGTCTAAGCCTCGCTGAGTATCTTCTTAGAGGCTGCCAGAAATATTTCCCACTTATTAAAAGTCGAGGAGCCAAAAGCAGAAAGAGCGGTGATAGAGGTGCTACATTCCTCAGAGGAACCCATTGCCCTGCTGTCATCACTGAGCCTTTCTTCGGAACTTGCTTCGAGCCAGATTGGACTACATTCGCTAACAATGAACACATTCTCAGCCAAGCACTAGCCACAGGAATTAAGCAATGGAGCGATGAACACGTTATCCTATAAAAATAGGGGCGTTGAATTTACGACTGTATATGAAGGAGCGAGGAAAGGGGAGCTTAAAAACCCCAAAGGGGAGGTCAACAATCCATTACTTATATAAATTGGATATATGAAATATGGTCAATTGGATAAGTAGTTTAAATAACAACTCAATAACTCACTCTAAAAGATATGTTATAGGTGTTATAGGTGTTATATATGTATATATGTATAAAGGTGTTAGCTTTATGTTATATATGTTATATATGTTATATAAGTCTATAAGTATGTTAGCACCTTGATGTTGAGTGTTTGAGTGAGTTTGTTAATAAATCTACCCTTCCTTTCTTTTGGTGCAAAAATCTGAAGGGGTAACGTATGGTATACGGATTCGATTGTACCCCAATGGGGGTCAGGTTGTTAAAATATCAAGACATCTAAACAATTACAATGGGGGCTATTGTCTGGCTAAATTGTCAGGATCCGAAATTGATCCTACTATAATAGTATTTACGCCAGATCCTACATATTGAGTTAATGATTTATTACTTAATTGATTGGATTAATTAGCCTTTCTTTTTTTTGGGTGTCTTTTTTTCTATGCTCGTTTTTGCTTTTGTAACGTATTCACTTTGTAACCACACTCAAACAACTAAACTATTTTAATTAATGACTGATAAAGAAACTTACAGACCTAAATCAATTTCAATTGCTGGGGTACTGTTCAAGATCCAATACAAATCCATGAATGACTTTGGATTATGTGACATTGACAAAAAGACCATAACAATCCGAGATACGTTAACGGCCCAGGAGACACTAGAAACGATCTTGCACGAATCCTTGCATGCATGCCTGGCCGTCAGTGGCTTGTCGTACCTATTAAATAATGAAGATACAGAAGAAGCTCTTATTAGATGCATAGACTCGCTTTATATTCCAATAGTGAAAAACCAGTTTGCCAGGTATAAAAAGAACATTACTAAAAATTAATGAAAAAAGTAGAGAAAATTATTTGCGCTTGTTTTTATCAGTGCAATAATAGGCGCAGTTATTTAACCTAACTATCTAAACTTAACCAAATAACACCAAATAAAAATGAACAATATTAGACAATCTGAGCAATGGAACTTGTTATTTGACAAGCTTCTTAAAATTCAAAATACAATAGACAATATTGATATCTTAACAATTACAGGTTTTTTCACTACTGTTGAAGAACTAGAAAAGCACGTAAACAAATACTCCAAAATAATTTAACTTAACTTAACCACATTAATATTATGTTACCAAGACATCTAGAAGATAAAGAAGTAGTAATTCTAAATTCACTAAGTGAGGCATATAATGACCATTATGAATTAGTGGAAGATGAATACTTAGCATCTAACGACGATACAAGACTCCAGCAATTGGGTTATTCAGATTCTGAAATTGAAAAAATGGACGAAGAAAAGATTCAAGATTTAGAGTTTCAATGCAGACAAAAAAGATTCTTAGATTTTTGTATTGCATCTAATAAAATTGTAAAGAGTCAATTTGGATTGTTATTAGTTCTTAATTAATATTATCATCATGGCATTTTTATTACTCGTTTTAATTGGAACGTGCATACTTTGCGTTGTTGCTGGAATATCAGAGAAATATTTTTAAACTTGATATCCCTTTTTTTAATTATTGAAAACAGATAGCCAGGGTTTTTCTTGGTTATCTGTATTCAGTTATTAAAGATACAATCCTATAATCTTGATAACTGGTTTTAACCTAAACCATCCAATACAATGCAAAAAAAGAAATGGGCCTTTAATCGTTCAATGGCCCTTAAACTGGTTGACCTTGTTGACCAAATAGAAACTAACGGAATTGATCCAGTATTAAAAGCTCTTGAAGATATAGAAAAGCAATCAGGAATTAAACGTGGTACCTGGGGTTATTATGCCAATAAATTTAAATCATTGTTATTAGATGATGAATATAAAACTATTCCATTTTCAATATTTGCAAATGGTGGGAATTCTAAACTTCCGTTTGTTAGCTTCTCAAGTATTCCAGGCGCAACGTGCCCAGGCGCTGGCGATTGCCTTGATTTTTGTTACTCGTTTAAGGCCTGGCGTTATCCAGCAGCTTTTTTTAGGCAGCTTCAAAATTTCTATTTGATGAATTCAAAAAAGGGTAGGGATATAATAGCAAGTGAATTTAAAAGCCTTAAATTAAAAAAGGGAAAGTCTTTTCTAAACTTGCGTCTTTACGTGGATGGAGATTTTAGGAACGTAAACGATTTAACTTTTTGGATGAATCTTTTATTTTTACGTCCTGAGATAAAAGCTTATGGATATTCTAAAAGCTGGAAAGAGTTTTTAATTTATGACTCACTCAATTTGACCTTTCCAGAGAACTACAAGCTCAATCTTTCCAGCGGTTCAATTCATAATAATGAGGTTAAAAAAAGAATGAACGGTTTATCATGTGTGCGTGGTGAATTTGTAGCGGTTGAAATAAACAAGCAATTTGATGCCCCAATTGGAGCTAGAACAAAGGCTTATAATAACGCCGTTAAAACTTCCCTAGGAGATCGACGGGCTTTTGTTTGTCCTGGTTTATGCGGTTCATGTACGCCCAACGGCCATGCGTGTGGCTCGGATCGTTTTAAAGGTGTTACCATTGCAATAGCTACCCATTAAAAAATAATTTTATTAACTAACTAACCAAATAGAACAAATAAATGACAAATAATAATAATAATATTAATGAAATTGATTTTTCATTAAAACGACTAAACAACGAACTAAAAAATGAAATAGAATTTATTGTCATTAAAGACGATTTTAGATTTTATTTAAAAACTTGTTATTCTGGAAGTGATTGTTTAGATGATTTTATCAGTTCAAGTAATGAAAATGAAATGATTAAAATTATAGATTCTATTTATAAAGGTTTATACCTTGCAAATAGAGACAATCTAATAAAGCATTAAAACAAAATTAAAAAGACCTGGTTTTATATAAAAATAATTCCAGGTTTTTTTTGACTCAAAAATTAACTCAACCAAAAAATTTTTTATTATTGCATTCGGGCATTCGGGCAATCTAATTTATGCACATTCTAAGACAACTAAGGCCAAACGGCATTCCCGTAATATTTGAGGTTATCTATTGTAAGCATTCGGGCAAGGTTAAATCATTTAAGCAATATAACCTTAGTCCAGAGCCAGGCGAAAAAGAAGCTAGGTATGGGGACGTTAGTGATTTCACTATGGATAGTTTACGCAATCAAATAATAGGTGAACCAATAGAGATAGAAGCGGAAACAATCGAGGGACTAAACATTATAAACGACTTAACAAAAGATTAACAAATAACATTTATATGAAAACATTAAAACAACCACTAACTCAAAAAACAAAAGAACAAAACATAGATGCATTCGGGCAAAAGCATTCGGGTGATCTTGATAGCCTCATTGACGCAATGTTAAAGGGTGCATCAGAAATGACTGGGTATTCTCCAGACCAGCTAAAGAAACTAAAAAAGAACTATATAATCCGTTGGAGAAACATCATCATCTATACATTAGTGAGTGAGTTTGGTTGTAACTTGGAAGAAGTTTGTGATGCATTCGGGCAAGATAAGGTGCTTGTAGGAGTGGCCCTTGATGATCTTGAGGGCATTCGGGCAACTGAGGGTAGGAGGCATTTGTTGTTGCCATATGTGAACAGGCTTGTTGATTACATTGTACTTTAATATATTTAATGAGTAGAAGAGATATGATTGCGTTATTTTTGTTAGGAGCTTGGGTTATCATAAACGTATTGATACTAAGATTTTTTTCCGTTTGTGATGTTGACAAACACATAAAGAGCGGAGAAAATAATGAGTCATTGGATGCAAGCGATTTTTAGACTTTATAGTGGAGTCTCTTTGGTAGGGTCGCTTGTCATTTGGTGTTAGGTTAAATTAGTGGGGGCAAGGAACGTTTAGTTCGTTTTCATTCCTTGTCCTCACTTTTAAAACCTAAAAAAAAAACGAATAGATATAACCTAGCAACATTTACCGAAAGGAGTAAGGAGAATGGCAACAAGACCTCAATATAACAAAAGGGGTGAAATCGTATCATATTTAGCAGATTTCATGTTTAAGGGGCAAAGATACAGACAATATTTTAAGGATGAAAAGGCAGCATCTAATTGGGAGTATGAGAGCCGTGGACGATTAAAATATGGTTTAGAGGTTGAGGGAGTAAAGACTGTTAAAAAGGAAACAGGAACCAATAGTATGACTGTTAGGGAAATGTTTGATCTTGTCCTGGAAAGAAAGTGGAAAGGCTTACCAAACTGGGACAACGGGTTTAGTCACTCAAAGATGTTTGAGAATGCATTCGGGCATAACTGCAAGATTTCTAACATCACCACAATAATGATTGATGATTTTGTTGAGGACTGTAGGCATTCGGGTAATGCTCCAGCAACCATCAAGTTAAAGTTGGCATCACTTAGTACTGCTATGACGTATTGTGTTGAGCGTGGGTATCTTGACAAGAAGCCAACGTTTCCGAAGATAAAGGTAAAGAATGAGAGATTGGTTTTCTTTTCCAAAGAAGAAGAGATTGATATATTGAGTTATTTGGAAGAGCAAGGTGAAGATTATTTTACGGATTTCTTTTCCTGGCAGATAGACACTGGTTGTAGACCTATTGAGTCAAGGCACATAAAGCCACATCATATTCGTAGGGATGAGCAGTTAGGGTATGTTGTTGATTTGTTTCATACAAAAAACGGAGAACAAAGAACTGTTCCGTTGACTCGAAGAGCTTTGTTGGCGTACAAAAACAACGCACATAGAGAATATTTGTGGAAGTATTGGACTAAGGAAAGGATTAGATCAGTGTGGGATAAGGTGCGAGAACACATGAACAGAACGACTGACAAAAACTTTGTCTTTTATTTAACAAGGCATACTTGTGCTTCAAGGATCATACAGGCAACTGGTTCAATTCCTTTGGTACAGCAGATGTTAGGGCATAAATCTTTGGAGCAATCGATGAGGTACGCCAAGCTTGCGCCACATAATTTAAGGCAAGCACTTTGCGCTTTAGACAATGCTCTGGAGTATCCTGACAAAAAGGTGACAAATTTGTCTGAATATGCTGACAATTCTGGTAAGGAAAAGAAGGGAGAAAAACTAGCTTAGATGTATGGTCGAAAAGGGATACAAGTTAAATGCGGCTGTGGAGAAATTGGTAGACTCGCCAGATTTAGGTTCTCCGCATTCTTTAAACAACTCATCAAACTCAAGCCCTGCAACGCTTTGTCAGCCGACAAACGTGAATTTATGGTCTTTGGAAAGTCTTTGTAACTGACAAATTCCTGACATAAATCTAATAAAATTATGGATCAAAGTGAACTCAACAAAGAGATGTCTGAGATAGGCGTAGGACGTTTCAATGCGCAGTGGGAGAGTGCGAGAGAACATGATGAAATTTCAAGAAGCAAAGCAGGGCAACGTATAATGCGTGAGTTGTTACCTGAGTTCCACAAGAGAGTAAGACAACTACTCAAGAAAGGCCCAGGAAGACCGACAAGGTGGCAGGAGGATCTTAGAAAGTATGATGCAAAGAAAGCTGCATTCATATGTTTCAAGGTGGTGCTGGATGAGTTGCCTAAAAAGAAATCTTTAGCATCCTTAGCCTATGCGGTTGGCAAGCATATTGAGCGAGAGGTTATGTGTACCTACCTTGTTAAGACCAACCCAAAAGGTAAAGGAATTATCAAGGGAGCCAAGACAAGATCCAAGGCTAGTCAGTACAGGCACATTCAGTTGTCCATGAGGAACGAAGAAAAGAAGGAGGGCATGAAGAACTTCGATCACTGGGCTAAGAGAGACAGGTTATCTTGTGGTCTTAATTTGGTTGAGTTGTTGCGTGTGTCCACAGGACTGATTGAATATCTTTATATTAAAAAACACGCAAGAGGAAAGCTTATAAGATTTGTTGCAGCCACAAAAGAAACTCTTGATTGGTTAGAGAACTTCAACACTCATCATAGTTTACTCGATCCTTTTTGGATGCCCATGATTGACCCTCCAGAAAACTGGGAGAATGTTTGGGATGGGGGTTACAAAGCAAGTGAAGAAGATGGGTTTCTTCCTGACTTTCCATTTATTAAAAGCTACGATAAAAAATTCCTGCGATCTATTGACCCAAAGAAATTAGAGGTTCCAATGAATGCTGTTAACCTTATTCAGCGTACGCCTTGGGAGGTCAATCAGAATGTGTTGGCAGTTATATTATGGGCATGGGACAACAACGTTGAGGTCGAGGGATTGCCTTCCAAAGAAGATGAAGAGCTTCCTCCTTTTCCTATTGATGCCAATGAAAACAGGGACTCAAGAAACGCATGGGCCAAAGTAGCCAGCAAGATACACCGAAGAAATTTATCAACAAGATCTAAGAGGATGTTGACTACAAAGGTTGTGTACCTTGCAGAAAAGTTTGCAGGAGAGAGAATTTTTTTACCATGCAATGTGGACTTCAGAGGGCGTGTTTATTATGCCCCATCATTTTGTAATCCTATGGGCAATGATTTATCTAGGGGGTTGTTACAGTTTTGGAGAGAAGAAAAGATACGCAACAAAGAGGAAGCTAGATGGCTTGCAATACATGGATCTAATTCCTATGGCAACGACAAGGTATCTTTAACTGATCGAGAGCAGTGGGCATACGATAATGCCGACATGATTAAGTCTATTGCTATCGATCCCATAGGTGACTTGAGGTGGATACAAGCTGATGCACCTTTTAGTTTTTTAGCCTTTTGTTTTGAGTGGAGAGTGTTTCTTGAAAAAGGAAAACTTAAAACAAAGATTCCAGTGATGATGGATGCAACAAACAATGGACTACAGTTGTTGTCTATTCTTACAAGATGTGAGTATGGATGTGCAGCAACTAACGTAACGCCAAACGATGAAGACATTCCTGCTGACATCTATACCACTGCAAGGTTGCGTTGTGAATCCTACATGAGTGAAGATGCAAAGAAGGGACATCCTTTTGCTCAAGCCTGGTTGGATTATGGCATTGATAGGAACTGTCTAAAACGTCCAACAATGACAAAAGCTTATGGGCTTACGGAGTACTCATGTAGGCAGTATGTTCTTGATTGGTTTGAAGACAAGATACATGGAGATGATTGTCCAAGTCCCTTTTGTGAAAAGGAATACTACAAGGCAATACATTATCTTTCATCGAATGTATGGAGAGCTATTGAGGAGATCCTTGATCTTCCGAAGCAGTGCATGGACTGGTTTGTTGAGGTTGCACAAATTGTTAGTGGAGAGGGAAGACCACTTCAATGGACAACACCTAGTGGTTTCATTGTAAAACAGGACTACAAAAAAATTAAAGAGAACAAGATTAGCACTTGGATTACAGGACAAGCGATTCATGTAAACTTTCAGGACAGTACCAATACATTGAGTGTTGTAAAACAAAAGAATGGCGTAAGTCCAAATACAATTCACTCATATGACTCAGCTTTGTTGCACAAGGTTGTATGCGAAAGTAACAAGCTTGGTTTGTATGATTTCTGTATGATCCATGACTCATTTGGAACTCACTCAAACAAAGCACAGTTACTTGCAGACACTATTAGATCTGAAGCAGTCAAGATGTTTACTCCTGATTTATTGCGTGAGTGGTTGAGTGAGATAAGAGAACAAAACCCTGACTTAGAATTTCCAGAGCCACCTGAGTATGGTTCAGCCGACATCTCATTGATACGAGATAGTCCGTACTTCTTTTCCTAAAAGGAAAACTTAAAGAAATAAATAAACATAAATAAAAATAGAAAGAAAAAATAGAAAATGAAAATACATAAACTAACCACACCAATCGGAAAGGCATTCTATCCGAAGTTACAACCCGACTATAAATGGGATGAGAACGGACAATACTCCTGCAAGATTCACATTGATGATGAGGGCATATTCAATGAGTTCGCTGCAAATGTAGATAAACTTGTAGAGCAGGCCTACAAGGAAGAGCTTGTCAAACAAGGCAAGAAAAAGTTGAAGCAATTCAACACGCCTCCTATTCGTATCACTGATGATGGTGACAACGAGATCTACGCAAAGCAGGTAGCAAAGAAGCAGACTGCCAAAGGTGAGAGAACCTTTTCTATTGGCATCTATGATAGTCAAGGCAACAAGCTTCCAGCAGATACAAATGTTGGCAGTGGCTCACAAGTTAGAATGAGTGTTGAGCTTGCAACTTGGTATGTTCCTGCCCTTGGTTTTGGGTACAGTCTTAGACTACGTGCAGTCCAGGTTGTTGAGTTGGTTGAGTACAGTGGAGGTGGTGGAGACAATGCAGAGTCTTTTGGTTTTGATCAAGTCAAAGGGGGCTTTGTTGCTGAAGACACCGAACAAGAAGAAAGTGATGAAGAGAGCGAAGAAGCGAGTGAAACATCGTCGAGTGCAGTTCCGTTCTAAGTTTGAAAAAGATACAGCCCTCTCCCTTAAACGGGAGGGGGTTGAATTTGAGTACGAAACTTTGAAGATCAGTTACACCAAGCTGGCAACGTATACCCCTGACTTTATTTTTCCTAATGGTGTTATCATAGAAGCCAAGGGGTTTTTCAAGCCGAGTGATAGGACTAAGCATATTTTAATTGCTGAACAGACCAATTACGATATCAGATTCCTTTTCCAAAACGCATATAACCGACTCACAAAAAACAGTAACACGACATACGCAAAGTGGTGCGATAGGCATGGCTTTATGTGGTGTCATAAAAGGATACCGACTGAATGGACAACAATGACGCAGGATTCATAGAAACACATTTACCCTGTCCTGATTGCGACAGCAGTGATGCTTTGTGTGTAAATGAAAACGGAAGCACTAAGTGTTTTAGTTGTGGGAAGTACACTCCTGCTAAAACCGAAACAACCAAACCAATATTAGAAGTGAAAACGAAAAGAAAAGAAAACGATAATTTTTTATATGGGGATTTGTTACCCATAGCTCCTAGAGGGATACACCTCGATACCTGTAAGAAGTATGGTTACTACGTTGGTGACTACAAGGGAGAGAGAGTTCATATAGCCAACTACAGAAACTTTGAAGGTGAGTTAGTTGGTCAGAAGATAAGAGACAAAGACAAAAACTTTGAGATAAAGGGGAACATAACTGATTGTTTCTTTGGTCAGCATTTGTGGCCTAACGGAGGCAAGAAGTTAATTATATGTGAGGGCGAGATTGATTGCCTAACAGTCAGCCAACTGGGGTCTAACAAATATCCCTGCATCTCAATTCCATCAGGAACTAACAGTGCCAAGGGAGTCTTTAAGAAGAACCTAAAGTGGTTAGAATTGTTTGACGAAGTAGTCATCATGTTTGACATGGACGAGCCAGGACAGAAGGCAATGAGTGAGTGTGTTGGTATTCTTCCTCCTGGAAAAGCACTCATAGCAAAGCTTCCTGGAAAAGATCCTAATGAGTTATTGATGCAAGGCAAAGCACAGGATGTTGTTAGGGCCATGTTTGATGCGAAGAAGTGGAGTCCAACAAACATCATTGATGGTGCTGATTTATTTGAACGTATCTCCACAGTTAAAAAGAATGATTCAGTTCCGTATCCCTTCAAAGGACTTACGGAAAAAACAAAGGGCATTCGCAAGGGTGAAATTTCTCTGTTCTGTGCAGGAAGTGGTGTTGGAAAATCGCAAGTCTGTAGGCAGATTGCTCATCATCTACTCACTCAAACAAAAGATAAGAAGGTAGGCTACATAGCCCTCGAAGAAAACATTGAGCGATCTGCACAAGGTGTTCTTGGACTTGAGCTAGGAAAGCTATTGCACCTTGATGAGTTTGTTGTTGATGACAAGTACAGATCAGCCTTCAAGAAAACTGTTGGCTCTGGAAGGTTCTTTCTCTACGACCACTGGGGTTCTCTTAATACCGATCAGTTACTTTCGCACATTCGTTATTTAGTAAAGGCACTTGGAGTTGAGTACGTGGTTCTCGATCACATCTCGATTGTAGTGAGTGGAATGAGTGAGTCAGAGATGGGCAATGAAAGAAGAGCTATTGATGTTTTAATGACAAAACTAAGAACACTTGTTGAGGAATGTAACTTTGCACTTATACTTGTTAGCCACCTAAAGCGACCAGAAGGGAACCGAGGGTACGAAGACGGAATCATGCCTAACCTATCAGCACTTAGGGGCAGCCAAGCCCTCAGTCAACTAAGCGACATTTGCATAGCCCTTTCCAGGGATCTTCAAGGTGAAGATAAAAATACAACAAAGCTATCTGTTTTGAAGAACAGGTTCAGTGGGGAAACAGGACTTTGCAGTCACCTTGAGTACTGCCAAAGAACAGGAAGGTTAACCGAAACAGAAATATCAGAAGAATTTTAATATTATTACCATGAGTTACAAATATAACATCCTAATCAGTGACATAGAAACGAACGCAATAAAGAACTGGCAGACACTTGATGGTCTTGATCGGTTGCATTGCTTCACAGTTATAGACCCTACAACAAGTGAGTTGTATGAGTTTAATACAATGAAAGAGAATATTGATGAGGGCTTAAAGATGCTACAGGAATCTGAGTATGTTTGCTTTCACAATGGCATCGGCTTTGATGCTCCTGCACTCTATCGATTGTACGGAATACGCTTTAACAAAATCGTGGACACAATGCTTATGGCAAAGGTGTTGTTCCCTGACATAGGTGATGAAGATGACAAGAGAGGATACGATAAAGGTTTCCCTAAGAAGTTGAGAGGATCTCACTCACTCAAAGCTTGGGGTCTTCGTATTGGTGTGCATAAGGATTCACATGGTGAAGATGAAGACTGGGAGAACTTTAGTCCAGAGATGCAGAGGTATTGCAACCAGGATGTAAGGACAACGTTAGCACTCTACAAGTATCTTCTGGAAAACAGTACATCCCCTAAGTCCCTTGTTCTTGAACACGAGTTTGCAAAGCTTATCAGAGTGCAAGAGATGAACGGGTTTCCTTTTGATGTTGATAAAGCCAAGGAGCTTGCAAAGGAACTTATGGTACGTCGGGTGGAGATAGAAAACGAGATGCAAGAGGTGTTCCCTCCAAAGGTAGAGACGATGAAGAGTGTCACTGGTTGGAAGGTTGAAGTAGACGGCATCGAGTACACTGGCAAAACTAAGGTTGCGTTGAAGGGTCAGCTAAAGAAGGCAGGGCTAAAACAAAACATCAGTGATCTTGCAGAGAAGATGGGAAACAAAACAAAAACAATTCCCTTTAACCCAGGAAGCCGAGATCAGATTGCTGAAAGACTTATGGAAGCTGGATGGAAGCCAGCAGCGTATGAAGGCAAACGTCCAGAGATAAATGAGGGAGTGCTTAGAAAGATAAACACAAAGGAATCTCTTAAACTTCTTGAGTATCTGTTGTTACAGAAACGTCTTGGAATGTTAGCGGAAGGAAGACACGCCTGGTTGAATGCTGTTACAGATGAAGGAAGGATTCATGGGTCAGTCAACACTGCTGGAACTATTACTGGAAGGTGTACACACAACGCACCAAACCTTGGACAGATTCCTGCGGTACGTTCGGAGTACGGAAAGGAGTGTCGTGAGTTGTTTATTGCTCCAGAAGGAAAGGTTCTTGTAGGATCTGATGCATCCCAACTGGAACTTAGATGTCTTGCACATTACCTGTTTCCTTATGACTCTGGTAAGTATGTTAGAGAAATCCTAGAAGGTGACATTCATACAGTTAATCAGAATGCTGCTGGGTTGTCTACAAGAGATCAGGCTAAGACATTTATCTACTCACTCATATATGGTGCTAGTGATACTAGGTTAGGTGAGTCAGTTGGTGGAGGAAGACTACAAGGAAAGAGACTAAGAAATTCTTTCATGGCTAAGATGCCAGCGTTCAAGAAACTATTAAGTGATGTTGAAGCTTCCGCAAAAAAACATGGGCATCTTACAGGCATCGATGGCAGGGTGATTAGATCAAGGTCAACACACTCACTACTCAACTTCCTGTTACAGAGTTGTGGTGCTGTCATAATGAAGCAGAGTCTTATCGAGTTTGCGTTAATGGCTAAACATCCCTACGAGATGCACGCAAACGTTCACGACGAAGTTCAGTTCTCATGCGACGAGAAACACGCAAAGGATCTTGGAAGAACTTTTGTAGCTGCAATGGAAAAGGCAGGGAAGACCCTTGGCATCAAGTGTCCGATTGATGGTGACTTTAAGATCGGTAACAACTGGGCGGAGACACACTAATATTTATGAGCGAGAAAAGAACAGCAGTGATAGATGGAGACATGGTTGTCTGGAGAAGTGCCTTTGCATCTGAACAAGAGATCAAATGGGATGATGACATATGGACATTACAGACAGACATGAACGAGATGAAGTCGATTGTTGATGAGACTATTGATTACATCCAGACACAAACAGATACCGATGATTACCAGATGGTGTTCTCTGACAGCCGTAACTTTCGTTATGACATCTTCCCAGAATACAAAGCTAACAGGAAAGGCAAAAGAAAACCTCTCGGTATAAAGGCTGTTAAGGAGTGGTGCTACAAGAAACGTAATGGTTACCACAAGCACAACCTAGAGGCTGATGATGTTATTGGCATGATGTGTTGTGGGAAAAAGAACATGGTTGCTGTCAGTGGAGACAAGGACTTTGGCACTCTTAATTGTGAGTGGTTTAATTTTTTAAAAGCAGAAACCAACTACACAACAAAAGAAGAAGCCGACTATAATCACCTAGTTCAAACACTTTCTGGTGACTCTGTTGATGGGTTTTCTGGTGCTTCTGGCATAGGCCCAAAGACTGCAATGAAACTTCTTGATAAGCATGGCGCAACCTGGAGGACTGTTGTGGATGCGTATGAATCAAAAGGTCAGAACGAAGAAGAAGCTTTATTAAATGCAAGGCTCTCATACATCTTGAGAAGCCTCAGTGAATATAACGAAAAAGAAGGAGAAATAAGACTATGGACACCACCAACACAGAAAAAGTAAATGAACTACCAGATAGCGGAGAACGCACTGAATTTGAAACAGGTTCGGTGAGGGATTCAATGAAAGGCAAAGGTTTTCCTAACCAACTGCCCATCGCTGCGTTGAAGGCAGCAAGTAAAAGGTTTGAGGATGGAGCTTACAAGTATGGCTCACGTAACTGGGAAAAGGGACAGTTCTACAGCAGGTATATCGATGCAATCTATCGACATCTTTGGGCATACATGGAAGGCTTTGAAGATGAAGATCACCTCAGTGCAGTGATCTGGAATGCCATGTGTTTATATCAAACAGACGAGTGGGTAAAGCAGGGTAAGCTACCCGATAAATTAAGGGATATTTAATTTATGACTGTATATGAAGAAATAAAACATCTATCGCATGGCACGAAAAAAGGTTTCATTAAGAAAAGAACACAAGTCTAAGAAAGGTGGACTCACCGAAAAAGGACGTAAGTACTACAACAGTAAAACAGGTTCTAATCTTAAACGCCCACAGCCAGGAGGAGGTGCGAGGAAGCGTAGCTTTTGTGCAAGGATGAGCGGAGTTAAGGGGCCAATGAAGGATTCAAAAGGAAGACCTACTAGAAAAGCTCTTGCCCTGCGTAGGTGGAAATGTTGATTTAAAAAAAAAAATTATGAATTATTCATCATCAGGTAAAAAAAGAAATTCTCTTACAATAACTAAGAAGGCAAAGAAAAAGAAACCTGCCAAATATGGTAAGAAACAACCAAAGAAATGAAAACACCAAGGAAAAGTTTAAGTATTAGGCAGGAAAAAACCATGAAGAGGCACGCAAAGCACCATACGAAAAAGCATCTCGCTTCCATGCGTAAGTCTATGTTAGGTGGAATGACATTCACTCAGGCACATAAGAAAGCCATGAAGGAGGTAGGTAAATAAGTGTTATGGGAAACAAAATATGTCCTAAAGGAATAGCCTGGGCCAAGAGAACGTTTGATAAGTACCCTTCGGCATACGCTAACATGGCAGCGTCTAAGTACTGCAAAGACCCAAACTACGCCAAAGGGAGCAAGAGAAAGAAATTAAAAATTAGGAAAAAGAAATAGGAATATATGGGTGAGTTAGCAAAGTGGAGAAGACAAAACTGGGTACGCATAGGAACTGATGGAAGCATCAAAGGCCCATGCGGAACTAGCAAGAACAAAAAGAACCCAGACAGATGTCTTCCTATGTCAAAGGCCAGAAGTCTTACCAAGTCTCAAAGAGCAACCACTGCAAAGAAAAAGAAGAGAGAAGGCTCAAAGGGCAAACAGTTTGTAGCTAACACAAAAGCAGCTAGAGTAAAGCTGAAGATAAAGAGAGCCTAAAGAACATGGATAATACTATCAAACCTTTTCCAATTGTATCAAGTGAGTTAGTGAATGAGTTGGATGAGTTGTTCCCCCCGAAAGAATTTAGCCCAAAGGATAATCTGCGAGATATGGATTATTACTTTGGACAACGTAACATTGTAAACTTTCTGCGAGCAAAAAACGCAGAGCAAAACGAAAATATTTTAACAAACAACCGAGATTAAATTATGTGTATAGGAAGACCTAGGATGCCTTCGCCTCAAATTGTAAACCAGCCAGCACCAATGGCCCCACCACCACCAACGCCTGTTGCTGAAGAGGTAGAGGACAAGAGGAAAAAGAAAAAAGATCCACGTAGAAGAGGCACATCTTCCCTTACAATCCGAAGACCTTCAGTTAGCCTTCCGAGTGAAGGAAGCGGAGCAAACGTAAACTATTAAAAATTAGAAGAGATATATTATTATTATGGCATCATCATACATAACTAACATTAACCTGAAAAACAGCACTACGCTGGACAGTGATGGTAACGGAACACTTAATGCAACAAGCACTCCAGCGGTCAACAAGACCAAAGCAGGATCTTATTGTTTCCTTGCAAGTGGTACATTTGGTTCTGGTAGAACACTCACTCTACAACACAAAGTAGGGGATGCGTTTGTAACCATTGGACCTGATGCAGTACTTACAGCACCAGGAGGAAGTGTCTTTACATCAACACAGACTGAGATACAGCTTGTTGTTTCTGGAGGATCTGGAGACTCAGGAGACGATCTTTACGTCGCTATTTCACCACTCGATTAATCATAAAATTTTTCAATGAGTTATTCATCGTCTTCCTCTTCTTCTTCAAGTAGCAGTAGCAGTAGTTCAGCTAGTAGGCCATCGTCCAAGTTGACAACACCTCTTACAGCAAAGCTAACAAGACCGCTAACAGGTGCAGAACTTGAGGAGTTGTTTCTTGAGAAGTTTAAGCTGACTTTGAGTAACACTGAGTTGGTAACTAATGGAGATTTAAGTGACGGATCTACAGGTTGGGATGTTTCGGACGCAGGGTGGAGCGTAGCAAATGGTAAGCTAAACTTTTCTGGAAGCTCAAATGGATGGGTATTTACTGATCCTCAAGTAAACCCAGTCGTAGGCAAAACTTACAGACTTTCGTTTGATGTAAGCGACTTCACTTCAGCAGGGTGGAATAACGTCTCTTTCGGGGGGTCGCACTTGGTTATTTCACAAACTTCCGCAGGTTCTTATTCATATACTATAACTGCTACTTCAACGGCTCGTCTAGCCTTCTATGGGACGGGTGGAGCAGACTTTTCTCTTGATAACATCTCAGTCAAAGAAGTAATCAAGCAAGCACCAGTAGCAGCCTTTTCTCTTCGAAAGCTTGGAGACGTTTCTCCGTACGCAGCAAGAATAAGACGCTCAAGCGACAACACCGAGGCACAGGTGATGTTTGATGCTAGTAATCGAGTGAGCGAGTCTTCGGTCGTGAGGAATACCTCACAGAATTTGATCCCCTTCAGTGAGGACTTTGGTGAGTGGACACTGGGGACTACTCCAGAACGCATAGGGGGTCTTGCAGATCCATTTGGAGGTAACAATGCGTGGTCTATCAAGTCTCTTACATCAGGGTCTTATCACCACGTAAGTAGCGGTACTGCATCAGTTACAGCAAACTCTACTCATACTCTTTCTTGGTATGTAAAAAAAGAAACAAGCAAAACAAACTTTGGAGGCATTGCTTTAGAACTCACAGGAGGGACTACCAAGTATTGTTACGTGTCTTTTGACGAAGTGAATGGGACAATTACGAACACTTTGAGTACGACTTCTAACACTCCTCACATTAGCGTTACTGAGCCAGTATCGGGTTGGTATAGATTTGCAGTGACTTTAAAAGACACTCACTCAAACAATACAATAAATGTAAAAATCTATTCTGGATTCTCATCAAACGGCACATCTCTTTCGGCTGTAGCAGGATCAGCTAGGACTATATTCGGAGCGCAGCTTGAGGAAACAGTCACTTACGAGTCCACTCCTAGTATAACCTACAGTGGAGACTTCAATGATGACACAGGTGGTTGGGTAAAATCTGAAAATGGAGGTAGCAGTACAACACTAAGCCATGAGACTACAAACCCTATAAGTGGAAGTGGTTCTTTAAAGATTCATTTAACAAACACTGGAAGTGACGCATCTCACCCAAGAGTAAGAGTCTCTATGGGGTCAGATGCAAAGATAGGTGTTAAGTATCGTGTGAGTTTCAAAGCTAAACTAATTAGCGGAACAGCAGAGTGTGATATCAGGTTTGGAACTGCTACACTAAACATGCTCTTTGCAGGTAATCAGAATTTCACAACAACAGCACAAACTTACACTTTAACAAAAACTTTTACTACTCTTGCAGGAGGTAATTTAAACTTTCTTGACTTTTTATTCGACGGAACCAAAGGGCCATTCGAGTTATTGCTTGATGACGTAAAAGTTGAGGAGTTCGATCCAATCCCTTCCGAATACATAAGCACCCCCGTAGTTTCCAATGATGGACTTCAATTTGTCGAAAGTACACTTGATGACTTTGTTGGCGGTGAGAATTTGTTAGATTATTCTGAAGACTTTTCTAATAACTTTTGGGCTAAAACCGACTGCACAGCAGTAGCTAGTAATGTTACCGATCCCTTTGGAGGTACTGGGGCTTATAAAATAACTGAGACAGGTACTAATGCTCACCTAGTAAGAACATCGATTGCCACAACAGGTCAGGTAAAATCAATTTATGCAAGGACTGTAAGTGGTACTGGAGTAGTAGATGTTTTAGGAGTAAAATCTGTAGCACGTTATGGAGTAACTTTAACTGAAGAATGGCAGCGGTTCGACTTCGTTGTAGATACATCAGAATCAGCAGGTAACCATGTTTATGGAGTAGACTTCAGATCTGGGGATACAACTCTTACTGAAGTTCTTTTGTTTGGCGCACAGCTAAACACCGACTCACTCAAGAAGTACCAACCCACAACAGGCACAGCAAGAGACGGAAACGCTTCAATCGTCACGTTATACAACCAAACGGGAGGGGAAGATGCTATCCAAGCTACTCAAGCACATCAGCCGTTATTGTATAATGCAGGGTTGCTTGTAAGATCTGGAAGTAGTCCTGCTATTGAGTTTATAAATAGCGATCCTTATCACAACTTAGAATTGTTTGGTCAAATTGAAGTTGATCGTCTAGATGCTTGGTTTGTAGCTGATACTGCCGACAATACATATATTTATCCTACTAATTTTCAAGCTGGTTCTAAGTTCGGATGGGTAGCCTTACAAGGAGCAAATACTCTTGCACATGGATCTTTAAATGGAACCTATGGAGCGCCTGATTCAAAGCTTTATGCTAACGGCACTTTAATAGCTCCATCAGGAGCAACAAGAGATTCTATTTACACAAACCTAAATGGAAGGAAATTAGTTCATCACCAAGATGCTCAAACGACTACGTGGACTAAATTGCAAATGGGTTGGTATGGTGATGGCCCTAGTGTTAACTCCCATAAAGTTTTTGGATTCACAGGAAAGTTCTCCGAATGGATCTTCTTTGACTCTAACCAGTCAGCCAATAGGACTTCCATTGAAAAGGATATCAATGACTTCCATAACATTTTCTAAAAAATAATCATGACCGATCCATTTTACATTATATACGACAACGAAGACCAAGCACATATTCGCAGTGAACAGGCAGGAGCTATGCGTGGACTTAGTTGGTCACTTAACGGAACTGGAAGTCGATACTGGTGGGGTTGGATAGTTGAGAGTAAAGAGGAGAACCCTAGAGTTGCTCTTGTACTTAAAACAACAACAGAAACAGAAACAGACCCAGAAACATTTGAAGTAATCTCTTCAGAAGTTGTTGCCGTTGATAAAGACATTCTCACAGATGAAGACGAGGTTTTGGAATCCCTTCCAAGCGACTGGGCGTATCCTCCCGAAGAATTAGAAGAACTCGTACAACCTGACTAAAAAATTTTTATATGAATTACGAAAACCAAACAGCCGAGCAGATCTATTCAGTTCTTGAAGGCAGAAGACATAGTTACCTGGATAGAGCTAGGCAGTGTTCCAAACTTACAATACCTTACATCTTACCTGATGAAGGATTTGGATCACACTCACGACTCAATACACCATTTCAAGGCGTGGGGGCCAGAGGTGTCAACAACCTTGCGTCCAAGCTATTGTTGGCACTTCTTCCACCCAACATAAGTTTCTTTAGACTCCAGGTAGACACCAACAAGCTACAACAGGAAGGTGCGCCAGAGGAAGTAGTGAGTGAGATAGATTCAGCACTACGCAAAGTTGAAGACGCTGTAATGGATGAGATAGCCAAGGAGCGTTATCGAGTAGTTATTCACGAAGCGCTCAAACAACTCATTGTTACAGGAAACTGTTTGCTTTACTTGGATCAGAACGGAGGCATGAGAGTGTTTAGGTTGGATAGGTTTGTTATTGAAAGAGATCCTATGGATAATGTTCTGACGATAGCAACCAAGGAAACACTCAACTACGAAGCTCTTGATGAGGATATTAAAGCAGCCATACAGAAACCACAGGATTCTGGAGTAGGTGATGGAGGCAACTGTAACCTCTATACAGCGATGTGTAAGTATGGGGACAAGTGGATGTTGAAGCAGGACATCAATGGTGTTGTTCTTCCAGAGACAGGTACAACCTTTCCTCTTGATAAGAACCCATACATTCCTCTTAGATTCAGTAGAGTTGATGGAGAGAACTTCGGACGCTCATATGTAGAAGAGTACCTTGGTGACTTGCAGTCCCTTGAGTCTCTTACTAGAGCAATCGTTGAAGGCAGTGCAGCAGCAGCCAAGGTGTTATTCCTGGTTAACCCAAATGGAACTACAAGACACAAGAGTCTTTCTGAGTCACCTAACGGAGCTATTGTACAAGGTAATGCAGGGGATGTATCAACTCTCCAACTCAACAAGTTTAATGATTTCAGAGTTGCTGCGGAAACAATCAACCAGATCAAAGACAGGCTTGCTCAGAACTTCCTGCTTACTAGCAGTGCAATCAGGAATGCCGAGCGAGTAACTGCTGAAGAAATCCGATTGATCTCGCAGGAACTTAACGCAGCCCTTGGTGGTATCTTTAGTTTACTTAGCAATGATCTCCAAGCTCCTTTGTTGAGTCGTTTGATGAGTGTTATGGAAAAGAACAAGAAGATGCCAAAGCTTCCAAAGGATCTAGTAAATCCTGTTATTGTTACAGGTCTTGATAGCCTTGGAAGACAAGGGGATCTTAACAGTCTCGATTCATTCCTTCTTGGCTCCAGTCAGGTGTTAGGACCAGAGGCGGTAGCTAACTTTGTTAACGTATCTGAATACATCAAGAGAAGAGCCACAGCACTTGGTATCAAGACAGCAGGACTTATAAAGACTCAAGAGCAGTTGGCACAAGAGCAACAACAAGCACAACTCATGCAGATGGCTGAGAAGCTTGGCCCTGCTGGAATCAAAGCAGCTAGTGATCAATCAATTGCCCAAGAAGGGCGAGAAGAAGAAGAACCACCAATAACTGAATAAATGGGAGTAAATAAGTATGGAACAATACACAATAAACGAGAAGCAAGAAACCGAAGAAGGCAACATAAGCTTGGAGGAGCAACTGGCACAACAAGAAGAAGCACAACAGCAACAACAGCAAAGCCCTTCTGGGTCCGAGGAGGAACAACAGCAAGAGGAGGAGGACTTGATTCTTGGTAAGTTCAAGTCACAAGAAGACCTTGCAGAAGCGTACGAGAATCTTGAGAAGAAACTTGGCGAGAAACAATCCCAAGAACAGCAGACGCAAACAGAAGATGAGGGAGATCCGAACAGCGAGTCTACTGATGTGTCAAACGCAATAGAAGACGCTGCAATTGCTTACGCTGAAAATGGTGAGTTATCAGAAGACAATTACAAAGAGCTAGAGAAACTTAACATCACTAAGGATATTGTTGACACATACATCAGAGGCCAACAGGCACTTATATCTGCTGAAGAGGTAGAGATAACAAACTCTATTGGTGGCCAAGAGAACTACGAGGCTATGGCTGAGTGGGCAAGAAATAATCTTCCAGGCGAAGAGATCGATAGCTTTGATCAGATAGTTGAGTCCAGTACACCAGAGGCAGCTAAGATGGCTGTTAAAGGACTGTATGCTCGCTTTCTAAGTGAAGGAGGGCAACAACCAAATATTAGACAAGGACAAACCTCTGGATCAGCAGTACAACCATTTCAAAGTAACGCTCAAGTAGTCGAGGCTATGAGAGACAAGAGATATGAAAATGATCCTGCATATCGTGAAGAAGTTGAAAGACGATTAGCAGTATCTACAAGGGTATAATAAAATTTATGATAACGTATATTATTGAAAACCAAGCAGAGCTTATTGGCATTGCTACGGCTGTTGTTACAGCAGCTAGTCTTATATCAGCACTTACACCAAACAAGGCTGACAATAAGATAACAGCAGTTCTTTTAAAACTCATCAACTGGCTTGCCATAAATGTTGGCAAAGCAAAACCAAAAGAATAAACAGCACCATGATTAAGTTACTCGTAGGCTTTCTATTCAACTTCCCGAAGATCTGCGAGTACTTTTTCAAGGTTGTTGAGGCTTATGAAAAAGAAGCTTACAATCGCAGTCGCAGTCGCAACGCTGATCTTATTGATGAGTGGTTGTATAGTGACCAGCCCCCCGAAGAGCAAGATTCCCCATTTCATCTCGAAACTGAAAGTCCATTCGTTCACCGATCCCGAAAAGGAAACCATAGCAGAAATCCTGAGATACGTGAATGATCTGGAACACAGCAGGAGATAAATAGATTTCAACACACAAAAGACAAGACACAACAAAAGTGAACCGAGAGGTTTGTTTAATGTGCAGCCCCTTGCGAGGGACAACTAATCAAAGAACACCGAGTAGGTCTTTTTGTTTTATTGAATGAGTGAGTTGTTAATAACCCAAATATAAACAACAAAACATAATAAAAT